CATTAGCTAACGTATTAACTACTCGTTCTTCTTTATCATCAAGTTCGGATTCTAGACCCCATTGATACACGATACCGTGGAGTATTTCATGTAACAATGTATTAGCTTGTGATATGCTATCTTCTTCGGAAGACATACAAATAATGCCTTCTTTAGAAAGAAACTGTCCATAGGATTCTGTTTGTTTATTCCATACCCTATCATTTTTTTCAATAGAGTATGTTCTATATCCTATTTTAATATTTTTTTTAGTATCCAAATCCTTCATCCACTGGTTTAAATTTTTGTTCTCTAGATAAAGGTGAATGGGTTTGTAAACTATGAGGATGTGCAGGTCTACTCATACAACCATATCTTAAAGCATCATACGCATGGTCTTCTGCTTTTGTATCTACATCTTCACTATTGTTTTTATCTAGTGGTAACATAGGTAAAGTTCTTAATAAATTTTTACAGCTATTTAAAATATATAGATTAGGTTCGCCTGTATCTTCATTTATCTTTAATCTTTTGTGTATTTCTAATTTACCATTAACACGACTTCGAGGACTTCTATCAGAGGGTCTCCAACGACATCCTTCTTTAATCATTGTTTCTGCTATACTAGGACCGACATCTCCTCGATTAGCCCAAGTAGAAGAGTCTAATACACCATATCTAATATACTCTCCATACTCTAAATCTATAACTTGTTTTGCAAACTCATCTGCTGTAACTTTTTGTGTATACAATTCTCTATAAACATACATCACATTATCATGGTCAATAGCAAACCATAAACAACAAGCAGGTGAACTATACCCCCAGTCGGCTGCTCTAAATCTCATCCAGTTATTAGGTATTTCAAAATTATCTAATACATGAACTTCTCTAGAGAACTCAGGAAAACTAGAATCTTCGTAAGCATCCCAATCACCTTCTAAAAATTGTTTACGTTGAACATCAGGTAAGGATGACAACATAATAAGATAATCATCTGTCTGCATTAAGTAAGGATTATCTTGTAACTTAGCGGGTATAAATCTTCTCGTAATAGACTTTGTTCCTGCCATTGTAGGAATCTGTACATCAAAAGATTTATTAGGTTCTCCGGGTTCAACAAACATTTTCTTTACCCAATGTGAACCTACGTTTCCGGGGTTGCCTGTTGCTCTAATATAAACAGGTATATTAGGGTCAACACTTCTTAAAGATGACCGAAGAAAATTATAAATGTCTTCGGTTGGATACTGAGGTAATTCATCTATTCCAATCCAAGTGTATGATTGACCTTGGTAACGAAGTACATCAGTTAAGTTCTCAGCGTATCCAAACTCTATTCTAGCACCTGAAGGAAATCTCCATTCTTTTTCTTGCTCTCTCCACTTTGCACCGGGATAAGCTTTAGGATAAAGATTAAGAGAATGATTTATAATATCTCTTAGTTCAGGCATCGTACGTCTAATAAATAAACCACGATGAGCAGCTTTATGACAAAATCTTAATGGGTCAATTAATAACGCATAAGATTTACCACCACCTCTTGCACCACCATAAAATACTTCTCGTTCGGGTGCTGCTAAAAATTCTGTTTGAGGTCCTTCATTAGGTTCAAAGATAACCTCTCGTTCACCAATTACTTTTTGAATACTTGGTGTTGTTTCATCTATTTGAGTAGTCTCTAGAACTGTAGAAACTTTACCTTCTAGAGCATTGTCTAAATCTTTTAACTTTCCTTTTTTAGTTTTATACTTCTCTTGTTCAGCTTTATATTTTTCTCTAGCTTTTTCTAATTTCTTGTAAGAGTTAGTTAGAGATTCTGTAGCTGACTTTTTTGCTTTGGCAACAGATTCTGAAATCTTTGGAGTAGCAACTTTTCTTTTTCTACCTTTAGCTTTTGGTTTAGGTGGTTCTACCAACCTCTCATTAGAATCTTGCGTAATCCCATGCCCGTTACTTTCCTGTCTGTCTTTCTCATCAACCATTCTGCAACTTCCTTATATGAGCAATTTTGTAAATACTTTTCTGCTTCTTGTAATGCATCTAATTCTGATTCTACGGGAGCAAGATAGTCGGGATTGGTTTCATCGACTTTATATCCAAAAGGAATAACTCTTGCTCGTCTTTTACGCTTTTGGTAATTATTCTGTTGTTCCTGTTGTTCCATGTTTAGGTGGTAAAATAAAAATTCCTGTCGCTTGTTTGACATTCATATCAATTCGTTCTTTCTTAGAGACACCTACTCTGTCTAAAATCTGTTTAGCAGCTTCCATTCTAATATTAACACCCGGTGTCGAACCATCTTCGTCTAAGGCATTAATCATTCCTAGTGCTGCTTTAGGAGAATGAGCAGCTAATACTTCCTCTGCTCTATTAATAATCTCTTCTTTTAAGTTTCTAACTAAATCAGGGTAGTATGACTCAGAATATCCTGCTATTTCTGCAGCCATTTTAGCATTTCCTCCTGCTTCACCAAATAAAGCAGATAAAAAAGTTTTTTGTTGGTCTGAAAGTTCTGTTTTTTTAGGTTTATCGATGTTAAACATAATTTATTAACGCCTATTTTCTATTATACATACATATAAACTACTTGTCATTAAAATTATACTCCTTTTTTATGTTTTTGTGACTTTGGAGGTGATTTTTTACTTCCACCCTTACCTGCCCATAAACATTTGTTAGCCCAATAGGCTGCACTAGTAGGACCTTTAGCAATATTTGCTGCATGACGTGCTTTAAAAGACTTCCTAGCTTCGGGAGAATAGTTATGACCCATAGAGGCATCACCAAAACGTATTAACTTTGGTTTTCCATTAACTAGAATACCTACTTTTCCTTTCTTTCCTCCTTCAGAACGTAGTACACAAGAATTAAATTTTTGTAATCCGTGTTTTTTTAGAAAGTTTTTCTTTTTTTCTGCGTCTGACATAGCCATTTTTATTATGTTCCGGGTTTAGTTGTTTTAGATTTTTTTCTTTGAGCATTTAAATACTCATTAAGACTATTAAATCCTGCTTTTTTAACTTGGTCCATAGTTACAGTACTATACTGTTTACCTTTAAAAGTAAAAGTAGAGTTAGGTCCTTTTTCTTTTCTTGCTTTTTTAAACGCAGCACCAAAAGTAGAAGGTCCACTATCTTTAGATTTAGACATATTACCTAAAATTTTAGAAGCTTGGTCTAATGCTAAACCTCCAAGAACTACACCTGTTCCTATCTTTGCTGCTTTTTTAATTTTAGGAGCGATAATAGGAGGTTTATTAACCTTTTCTACTAATTTGCTATCATCTGTTTTCTTTTTATTCTTTGGGCTTCTTGGATTAATAGCATCTTTATTTCTTTTATTAAAATTCTTTGCCCCTTCTTTTTTCTTTAACTGTTCATCGAAAGAATCTTTTTTATCTTTTTTAGGGCTTCTTGGATTTTTACTCTTTTTAACTACATTTATTTTCTTTGTAGGTTTTTTAGTAACTGTTTTAATAGAACCTTTAGGCGGTTTAATAAGTTTTTTGCCATCAAAAATTAATTTATTCTTTTTGATATAAGCTGTGGCTTCTTTAATTAATTTAGGTGCATACTTTTTAGCTGCCTTTGTTACTCCCACTCGGGCAATAAGACCGGCTACTGCAGGTATAGCTGCTGCTGCTATTATTGGCATTATTTTTTTCCTCCGTTTTTGTTCCTAGCGAAGGAACGATTTTTAAATTTACTCACTGCTCGTAAGTTTGTTTTACTGTTGTTCATAGGATTACCATCCTTGTGGTCAACATCCATACCACTTCCTTTTTTTACTAGTCCACGTTTTTGCATTGCTCTACGGGCAGTATCTCGAGAAACTCTTTTGGCAATAACATTTGGCTTACCTTGATAAGAAGCATACTCCTTCTTGTAATCTCTACCGGTTGATTTATTACGTATTCTTTTTATTATTGCCATTATTTTTAGCAAACATATTTTTAGATATGTCGTTACCTTTTTGTAAAGCTTTAAAATCAGTTCCTGTAATTGTATCCACTGGTGGAGTTTGACTTGCTATCTTTAATTGGTTTTTTGTTAAACTAGCCATTATTATTTACCTTTTTTTAATTGCTTTAAGTAAGCTTGTTGATAACTTTTAAATAAAGAAGATTTTGGATTAGTATTTTTTAAAAGATATTTTAAATTTTCTAAATTTAATTTACCTTTAAAAGCCATTTCCTCTAAAGCACTAGGTGAATTTTTTTTTAAATTAGCTAAGCTTGTTCTGGTATTACTAGTTGTATTTTTAAACATATTTTTAGATATATCCATACCTTTATCTAATTTAGAAAAATCAACTCCTTCACTGACATATTTTTTATCTAATTTTTTAAATAATGGTAACTTTTCAGGCTTATCCTGTTTAACAGTTGTTTTCATTTTTGATACTTTTTCAGGATTGCTTTTAATAAAGGATTTAACTTTAGTTAAAGCTTTTGCACCGTATTTAGTAACAAATTCTTTAGCACCCTTTGCTAAAAAAAATCTTAACATAGCACCCATTATGCTACTCCTTGAATTAAGGCAATTACTAAAATAATAGCAACACCTCCAACAAACATCTTTCCCTGTTTGCTTAGGTTATTCCATTTTTCTTTTAACCATTCCATTGTTATTTTCATGTTACCCTCCTATAGGCTCTTGTTTTCTTTGCGATACGTTTGGGCTGTTTCACAAACTGTTTCCCTGCTTTTGTTCCTTCTCTTTTTGCTTTAGTTGTTGCTGCGTATTCTGCAGGGGTTAAACTTTTAATAGCAGCACTCGGTAAATACCTTTCTCCTGTTTTAGCAGAAGGTTTACCTGACTTGGTTCTCCACTTTTGTTGAGTCCAAGATTTTAAACTTTGTTGTGATTTTTTTAATGCCATGTTATCTTATCTGTGGTAAGTAATGCTCTTCTACTCTTATAGTAATTGTTACATTATTTGCACTACTGCATAGTCCTCTAAATTTATCTCCTTGAAATAACCAAAAGCCATCAGTTATTTGAATTAAACCATTAGATATTAATTTTGTTGTTTCCGCTAAAGTATAGTAAGTTGTATTGACGGAGTCATACCAATCTAAAGAGAATGTTAGTTCACTAGCAGAATGATTAGAAATATAAATACTTTTAATCTCAGCTTCATAATTATTTGGAACTGTGTAAATATCCTGATTGGATGTTGTTAGTTCTAGACTG